TAAAATCCCTCGGCTGTAAGGCTGTGCGGGTTCAAGTCCCGCCCCGGGCACCATATCGAATTACCAATAAAATCAATGATAAGCAGTGTCGTATGACCGCCCCTCAGAGGCGGTTTTTTTGTGTCCGATTCATTTTTCAGAATATCCTTTCAGAATGTTTTTCCCCTCCAGCTCAGCACCGACTACCGGAACAACAGCGATTTTCCTGTCGTATCTGGCCGTCTGCTCAACATTTTTATGCCCTGAGATTTCGCGCTTTTTGTATATGTCCACGCTCAGGTCAGAGACGCCTTTCGCTTTCAAATCGTGGAAGGTGAAATCAAAGTCCAACTCGGGAAACTTCTCTTTAGCTTCCTTCTTCAGCTTCAGCCAGCGTGAGTTGAAACCGTCCCGCGTATAACCCGCACCAGATGGCTGGTGGATTATGTAGATGCTACTCATGCCTTGATTCAGTGGCAGCTGACTGGATAGCTCTATCGCTGAACGTAGTCGGTCACTCCAGCCCTTAATCTGGGCCACAGACGTTTTACTTTGTTTGATGAGGATGCCTTCTGTCAGCAGTTGGCTTTTCTTCATTGAGAGAACGTCAGCCTGTCTGGCAAGACATAGATAGGCAATCTCCATAGCGATCTTCTCTACTGGGGACGCCAGGCTATATAGGGCTGCATATTCTGCATCAGTGACATAACGATCTCGGGATAGCTCCTTAAACTGCTTAACCCCCTTAGTCGGATTTCCTTTCACCAATCCCCGCTCAAACCCCCAGCGAAAAATTCGGGATAGAAATGCCTTTTCCCGGTTCGCTTGCGTCCTACTCTTCAGCCCACGCTTATCCATATATTTCCTGACGTGTTCAGGACGGATGGCATCAGGTGGCATTTTCCCAAACACTACCAGAATTTTGGCTGCATATTTCCGGTAGTCTTTCTGGGTCTCTTTTGCCAGCTCAAAAAAATCAGCAGAGTTAAAAAATGATTCCGCCAGCCCCTCTAACAGGTCTTCACGCTTGCGATCATTAATCAAGGCTTCGTATGCCGCCCACACCTGCGATGGAGAAGAACCGGCATTACAAAGCCGTATAGTGCCGCCGTTTTTTGCCTTGAATTCGAACGCAGAGCGCCCCCGGTAAACGCGCGGCGGCATCCATGCATCTGCAGCATTTTTTCTAACACGAGCCATTAATCCAGTGCTACAAAATTAGGTTCATAATGGCTACTGTCTGGAGCCTTGCGAGACGACAGCGGGTCGTTAAAATGCGTCCAGGTTGTACGTGGGCGACCATCACGGCGGACCACGAAAAATATACCGGCGTTTTTCAGGCACTGGCATTGTTTTGACGGGATTTTATAGCCGGTTATTTTTTCGATATCGGCATCAGAAATTATCGCGTTATCAATATCAGACATCTCGTTCTCTCCACACAACCCGCTGCAACAGGTCTGTTGAACCGTGACATGTCACGGCGTATCAGTATTCAATTTCAGTTTCTGCCAGCCGCTGGTGGTCCAGCATTGTGAATCACCTGAGCATGGGCAGGTGGATATCGGCAGACGATCACCACATTTCCCGCACCGCTGCTTGGCCAGCGCTGCAATCTGCTGCGCCAGCTCAGCGGCATCTTTGCGAATGAGCAACGCTATGTACTCGTTCAGCTCATACGGTTCACGACCGGGGCGACGTGCGGCGCAATTCTGCGCCAGCACCTCCAGTTCCTGACTATCCAGCGTCAGCTCCAGCTTTTTACCACCGGCAGCGGCCTGGCGGGCACGCTGCGCGGCTTTGCGTTCGGCGGGGGATTTAGGCATCAGCTGTCTCCCGATAAACCTCAAACCAAAACACCACTGGTTTATCTACCACCTCAACCAAGCCGAAACGTTCCGCTGTGCGGAAATTGACGCTGTACAATCTTGCCCGCTCTGCCTGCGCTGCTATTTGCTCTCTAAAACACTCCAGGGTAAAAGTAGCCTTGAAGAGATTGCAAGGTGCGCATGCTGGGAATAGGTTTCCGATAACGTCATTTTCGGGACGCCAGTGTTCTCCTGTTGCTACTGTCCGGCGTGTTCCATACTGGCGGCGAGGGCCAAACTCCCATTTTCGCAATGCAGCTTCGACATGATCTGCATGCCACCCCTTATCAGGAAGATCACAGCCGCAGTACGCGCATTTGCCGCCGAATTTAACGCGCAACTCAGCGCGCTGTTTTTTAGTAAGCGCCATCACTCCACCTCCACGCGCTTAAACTCAACGACCCATACCCACGGGTTAGCCTTCCAGCTCTCCTCTCCGTAAATGGTTTCCCAAAGGCATGGGAATTCCTCTCTCCAGCGCATCCCTTCGGCCTGCATATCGGCCCCGCTGATATCCTGCAACCGCTCAACCCGAACGCCGGTAATCTCTAGCGTTATTCGGGAAGCCCAGCGCGCCATGTGGATGGAAGGCTTCCAAGATGATCGGCCATCAACGCAGCCATCATCGTCACCCCACGTAAAACCGCCGTCAGCAGCGTAAATAGCGTGACCAGAGTAATAGCCCCTGCCAAACGGCTTCTCATGCACCGCCTTTGCCGGACGGTCAGGAACGTAATCAATCATCAGACCATCATCATCAAATGCATGGCTAACGACAGACCACGTCTCACGCACCCACAGGCGATCACCAACTGCACCGAACGGACACTTAGCCAGAAACTGCTCTTTGGTGTAGTCACACCATGTGCCGCTCTGGTTGCGCATTGAGAAAACATGCTCGCCATACCACTTATCACCTGGCTCGCGATACTCAATAACTTTATGGCCACTAGCCTGCATATTTTTAGCCGGTGACTCGATGATCCGGCGCGTCTGAGTCTTTCTGCCGTCGAGAACTGCACGAACCATGTCGGCGTTAAAGAGGATTGGGCGTTCACGCATAGTCATTCCTCTATGCCGATTAACGCAGGGCCATAGCTGCTGCCATCGACCCCATGAAAAACTTTTGCGTGCATGCCCTCCTGATAGCCCAGGTATTTGGCATGTGAAGGTTTATCCGCATCCTTGCTGTTACGTGTCTTGGCTTTACCCGTGCCCTCATCTCTCAGTTTATCCGCGTATGCACTCATTTTGGCCTCCTGCTCTTCATCGATGACCAACTCTTTTACTGCGTGATATGCACCAGAAGCCCAGCCCTCACAAAATTGGTCAGCCAGTGCCGCCTTTCGCTTCGAAACAAGCCAACTTTCGCAGTGCTCGTTAATGAAGTTTTTTCGCGCCTGCTTAATCTGGCGTGTCAGAACGTCGAAAATGTACGCAGCTGCAACATCACGGTTATCCAACCCATAAAAACTAACGACGCGTTTGTAGCGGTAGCCAGAGGTTGCTCTCCAACCCACAAGGCATTTCACAGCGAAGGCTTTTTCGATGGTTTGAGTCAGGAAGATCATGTAACGGGGCAGCTTTTCAGCATCACTCGGAGAGCTTTTGCTATCGCTGGTGCTGATTTCAGAGAAAACGACTTCTGATTCACTCAGGCCATGCTCCCGCATGAATGCCTGCGCTTTTGACATGGCACTGGCGGCTTCTGCAGGGCTACTGGTGTTCTCAGCCAGGCGCATCAATTTTTGTATTTTGGAGAGGTATTTCTTTTTGGCGGTTGCGTCCATCATTCAGCACTCCCAATACATTCCAGATACAGCCCGCTGGCAATCAGACGAGCACGGCGAGCAGCTGCTTCACGATGGCGCTTAATAGCCTCTTCAGAACGGTCGTTGCTGTAGTTGATGACCATTGGCTTACATGGCGGAGGAGCAACGCGGCGCGGATTTCTGACCAAGGTGTAAGTGCGGTCAATTGATCCGCCACCGAGACAAACCTGATTGGATGCCTCAACCTGAAGTGTTTCACCACCACGGCGCATGATGTGAAGGACTAAACGATTAAACTCGCTCAGCGTCATACCGAGTTGCTGCGCCAGCTCCCGACCCGTTGCCGGGCCTTTGGATAACTGCCAGGCAAGCTTTTCGCTGAATCCGGCGTTAGGGCCATTGCTGCGGCGAAATTGGGCGACCTTTTTCATGACACCACCTTCAGCGTTACCGTACGTGAGCGGAGTAAATCCATTTCCATTTGGGAAATGATGTTGATCGCTTGTGAGGTGCCAGGCAGCTGTTGATTACCCATAGTTGACACAGCCCGACGCGCCTCACCGAGTGCTTCACCGCGCAGTGTTCGAATCCACTGGTCACAGGCTGGCGTAGCAAGCGCTGCATTCAGGTCATCAATCAGGGTCATATCAGCCCCAGCAACCTGAAGCGCGTTGATGGTGTCAGGCAGAACGCTGTTGATACGCAGTACCTCTGCAGCCATCAGATTGGCGCGAACGGTGGCAACGTCGAGACGCGACGACAGCTCAGTCACCATCTTTGCCATTTCGATCAGAGGAGTATCCATCCCGATGTTCTTAGCGAACTGGTGGCCGGCAGCGACGACTTCTTTATTAGATTTGAAATGATGCATGTCATCGCCCTCAGTGAATGGTGATGGTGCTGTTAAGGCGCTCAGCTTCGTTCTGCGCCTTAATTGGATTGGTGACTACCGAGCCGTCAGGCAATATCCAACCGTTCAGGATATGGCTATAGGGCAGGGTGATGATGCCTACGGTTATATGGTCGTTCGGCTTTTCCATGAAACTCTCCACACACGATTTTT